TCAGAGGCCCAGGCGCGCCTTCAGGCCGTCGAGCTCGGTCCAGAGCACCGCCGGCAGGGTGTCGCCGAACTTCTCGAACCACTCGTTGATCTGCGGCAGCTCGGCAGCCCACTCGTCGGCGTCGACGCGCAGGGCCTCGGCCAACTGCTCGTCGGTGACGTCGAGCCCGTCGGTGTCGATCGACGACGTCGGCGGCACGAGGCCGATCGGCGTCTCGTGCGCCTCGACCTTGCCCTCGACGCGGTCGATGACGTACTTCAGGATGCGGCTGTTCTCGCCGAAGCCCGGCCACAGGAAGCCGCCGTCCTCGTCGCGACGGAACCAGTTGACGTAGAAGATCTTCGGGAACTTCGACTCGTCGTTGTTCTTGGCCATGTTGATCCAGTGACCGAAATAGTCACCCGCGTCGTAGCCGATGAACGGCAGCATCGCCATGGGATCGCGGCGCACGACGCCGACGGCTCCGGTGGCAGCGGCGGTGGTCTCGGACGACAGCGTCGCACCCATGAACGTGCCGTGGGTCCAGTCGCGGGCCTCGGTCACGAGGGGGATCGTCGTCTTGCGGCGGCCGCCGAACAAGATGGCGTCGAGCGGGACGCCGTTGGGGTCGTCGTACTCCGGCGCGAGCGTAGGGCACTGCTTGATCGGCGTGCAGAAGCGACTGTTGGCGTGGCTCGACAGCTGGTCGCTGTCAGGCGTCCAGTCGTTGCCCTTCCAGTCGGTCAGGTGGGCCGGCGGCTCGTCCGTCATGCCCTCCCACCACACGTCGCCGTCATCGGTGAGGGCGACGTTGGTGAACACCGAGTTGCCCTGCGCGATCGTGCGCATCGCGTTGGAGTTGGTGTCCCAGCCGGTGCCGGGCGCGACGCCGAACAGGCCGAACTCGGGGTTGACGGCGTACAGACGTCCGTCGGCACCGACGCGGATCCACGCGATGTCGTCGCCGATCGTCTCGACCTTCCAGCCGGGGATCGTCGGCTCGACCATCGCGAGGTTGGTCTTGCCGCACGCGCTCGGGAAGCCCGCGGCGATGTACTTGACGACGCCCTCGGGGTTGGTGAGCTTGAGGATGAGCATGTGCTCGGCCATCCAGCCCTCGTCGCGGCCCATGACCGAGGCGATGCGCAGCGCGTAGCACTTCTTGCCGAGCAGGGCGTTGCCGCCGTAGCTCGACCCGTACGACCAGATCGTCCGCTCCTCGGGGAACTGGACGATGTACTTGGTGTCGTTGCACGGCCACGGCACGTCGGCCTGGCCGTCCGCCAGGGGCGCGCCGAACGAGTGGAGTGCCGGGACGTAGTCGGCCTCGGTCGACTCGATCTTGTCGAGGACGTCCTTGCCGATGCGGGCCATGACGGTCATCGAGGCGACGACATAGGCCGAGTCGGTGATCTCGACGCCGAACATCGGGTGGTCGGACTCGAGGTGACCCATCACGAACGGGATGACGTACATCGTGCGGCCCTGCATGCATCCGTCGTAGAGCCCACGCATGAGCTCCTTCATGTCGTCGGGTGCCATCCAGTTGTTGGTGGGGCCGGCATCCTTCTCGTCCACCGAGCAGATGAACGTGCGGTCCTCGACGCGGGCGACGTCGGTCGGGTCGGAGGCGCAGTAGAAGGAGTTGGGCTTCTTCTCGTCGTTGAGACGCGTGAAGGTGCCGTTCTCGACGAGCGTGTCGGTGATGCGGACCCACTCTTCGGGGGTTCCCTCGCACCAGTGGATCTCGGCCGGCCGGGTGAGGGCGGCTACTTCTCCGACCCAGCTCTGGAGCTTGGCGTAGGTCGAAAGGTAGTTGGACTGGACGGTGGTGACTGCGGACATGTAGATATCTTTCTCGCGCATCGCGGGTCAAGCGCATTGACTCGCACTCCCGGGGGATCGGTGCCTCGGGTAGCTGATGTGGGACGAAAATCGTCACCGACGGGCGATGACGATTCCAGCGACTTTACGGGTCATCTCGCCGGCGGGGATACCGAGCGACGGGTGCAATAGGTCACATGAGTAGAGGTTTGTCCGGTGGGTAGGGACACCCGATTTCGACCCACGCGCCGGGCGCGGTAAGGTTGGCGAGGCCCTTCGGGGTGTGCGCCCGTAGCTCAACGGATAGAGCATCTGACTACGGATCAGAAGGTTAGGGGTTCGAATCCCTTCGGGCGCGCAGATGAGTCGCCTCCACCGTCATCGGTGGGGGCGATTCCTGTTTCCAGCCACTTCGCTGACACGCCCGTCGCCATGGCCCATGCCGCCAGCAGCGGGCGCTTCGTCTCGGCTGCTCCGGTCTCTGCTCGGCGCACTGTGCTGCGGCTGACCTCGATGACCTTTGCCAGCTCGTCCTGGGTGAAGCCGGCCCCGCGCCGCGCGAGCTCGAGCCGGAGCGGCTTCGTCGACAGGACTGCGCCCGCGTCTATCTGAATCGTCATGCGAGAAACGTATCTCCAAATGTGCTCGTGATGAAGTAAATGGTTCGACACGCCGCGTAAGAAACGTCACTCACGAACCATTTGGCTCATGATGAATCCCATGGACCGGGTGCCCGAGCTGCTGACGACCGCGGAAGCGGCCGAGTTCCTTGGGCTGTCTGTTCCATCGGTGCACCGCCTCGCGGTCGCTGGCGTCATCAAGACGCACTTCCAGCACCCCGGGCCGCGTGGCCCGCGGGTCTTCCACCGCGACGAGCTCTCGCGCGTCGCAGCCGAAAGGAACCTCGCATCATGACCGAGACCGCACCCGAGCCCCAGCCGACCAACCCGGACGGCACGCTCATCCCCACCCCCGAGACCGACGAGGTTGACCGCCTCGCCGAGGGCATCGCCAAGGGCGTGACCGCCGGCCTCAGGGCCAAGCCCGGCCCCGTCGAAACCGTCGAGGTCGAGAAGCCTGTCGAGTGGAAGGCCGGCGACAAGGTCCGCTCGATCCAGGGGCACCAGCTCGTCGTGATCAGCCAGGGCGCGCCCGGCTCGGCCGTCCACTGCGAGTCGGCCGAGAAGGACGCCAAGCCGTACATCAACACGTACTTCGCGGCCGACACGCTCAAGAAGGCCCGCTGACCATGATCGCCCTGACTTCCGGCGACGCAGCCGTCGATCTGCGTGAACTCGCGCAGGACGTCCGCGACAACGGGTGGGATCACTACGACCGCGAGCACGTCGCGCGCCTTCTTGAGGGTGCCGCGACGTGCTGGGAACTCGGTGAGCCCGTCCTTGTCACTGGCGGCAGCCCGTCCGCCCCTGCCCGGCTCATGCTGGTCAGGGGCGGTGGCGATCTCTCATGAGTTGGCGCACGGGCAAGGGCGGCGTGCAGGAGTGGGTCGGCGAGCCGATCCCCGAGCCCGACGCGATCGACCTGCACCTGAACTACGGCATGTCGTCCGTGGCCCTCAGCGAGAAGGAACGCAAGCGCCTCGCCCAGCTGCAAGAGGCCGACGCATGAGCCGCGACTGCCCCACGGGCTGCGGCCGGAAGGCCCAGGCCGGGCACTACATGTGCCGATCATGCTGGTCCCGCGTCCCCAGAGACCTACAGCAGCGCGTCTACGCAACATGGCGCGCCTGGCGCAAGGACCTGGGCGACCCCGACCTCATGAGGGCCTATCGGGCTGCCACGGACGCAGCAGAGGCGGCGATCGCCTGACCCTGACCCAGCAGTGCCGGTGTAGCAGGAAAGCGTGACCGGCAGCCCTCGCGAGGGGGCGTACAACTCACGGACCTGAACCGGGAACCCATGGCGAGAAGTTGGATTCGGAGACTCGACCCCCGAGGGAAATGCGAGCCGCAAACAGGTGCGGCACACACCGTCGCAACAGCTGATCACTAGACGCCGGTGGCGCGTGCAGCGACGTGTCCAAGAGGACACGGCGCTATCAGTCGTGCACGCGGCAAGGCCTGGAACGGCTCACGGGGGGACTCCGGGGGGATCCCCCCTGCCCAGCGCAGGTTCCCTGTCCGGCCCCGACCACGTACCCACCCCATGAGATAACCCGAGGAGGAGAGATGGACCGCACCACGTCACTCAAGGTCTGGTCAGCACGCCAGGACGAGGAGCCGCTCGAGGCACGCCTCGCACGTCTGGCCGCAGCTGCACCAGCACCACCCGTCGAGGGCCAGGCACAGACCATCCCCGGCCTCGACCCGCAGGTGGACATCGCCACGCTCACCAAGCCCGAGCTGCACGACCTGGTCTACGCCGCGGCCTCGACCTACCTCCAGTCCCTCAGCTCGATGACCAAGACCAAGGCCCACCTACACGCCGAGCGCATCGCACACCAGGCTCTCGCAATCACAGCCGGCCAGGACTACATGAGTCGTGGGGCTGATCCTCGTGGGTAGCCCGGGGTGGAGCGGGCGACGCGTGCGCGTGCTGGTCGACGCGTGCCTCGCGCTCAAGGGCAGGACGTGTCACCTGTGCGGGCTGCCCGGTGCTGACTCAGCAGACCACGAGCCACCACGCTCGACGCTGCTCGAGGCAGGCGTGCTCAACCCTGACGACCTGAGGTTCCTGTTCCCCTCGCATCGTCTGCCGTGCAACGTGAGCCGTGGCAAGCGACCGATCACGGCCGAGCTGCGCGTCGAGCTGCGTGCCAAGCGTGAGGCGATGATCGCTCGTCATGCGGCGCGAGCGAACCTGTCGCCCCGATTCGCGGCGCGTCGCCCATCTTCTTTGAGAGCCGGGGGCCATGGAAGCCCCGCGACCCCTTCCTTTTTATCTACTGGGACTCCAGAAAAAAACGACGAAAGCGAGCGGCCATGAACGAGAGCCAGGAGCCGGGCAGTACGCCGGCGCAGGACGGCTGGGCGCTGCCGGGGATGGAGGACGTGACTGGGCGACCGGTCACCGCGCTCGAGGTGGCCGTGCGTCGCACGATCGCGCGTCTTCAGCAGCTCGGCTACGTCGAGGAGATGCACGCGGCCCACACCGCCGCCGCGGTCGAGCTCGCGCAGGTCATCAGCATGAAGCACAGCACCGGCAAGGCCTCGACGATCGGCAACGACATGCGAGCCATGATCGACCTGCTCGACCGCCTGGTGCCCGAGCGCGACGACAGCGCCGACCTCGTCATCAAGAAGGCCATGGAGCAGTGGGAGCAGCAGGTCGAGCTGTGAGCCTGCCGATCCTCGAGTACCGAGCGCAGCTGCACGAGCAGCTGCCCTCGCTCATGCCACCGCCGAAGTTCGCGACCGATCCCGACCTCAGCCGGCTCTCGCTCGGCCGCAGGCAGGACCGGTTCAGTCAGGTGTGGCTCGGCAAGTCGTTCATGCCGCACCAGAAGCTTATCTCGGACGTCGCCGGCGAGCTGGTCGAGGACCCCGAAAGCGGGCTGCTCGTGCCGGCCTACGCGCTCGTGCTCATCACGCTCCAGCGCCAGGCTGGCAAGAGCCACCTCGACATGGCCCAGAACGCCGAGCGGTGCTTCACCAACTCGAGGTATCGCAGCTGGTACACCGCCCAGACCGGCAGCGACGCCCGCGACCAGTTCCTCAAGTTCCAAGACGACGTCGTTGACAAGACCCCGCTCGATGCCGTCGTGCGGACGCTGCGCGGGTCGGGCCGCGAGATGATGATCTTCCCGAACAAGTCGACCATCCGGCCCTACGCGCCGACCGACGAGGGACTGCACGGCAAGCAGTCCGACCGCAACACGATCGACGAGGGCTGGGCGTTCTCCAAGGAGCGCGGCAAGATTCTGCTGCAAGGCTCCGGCCCGACCGAGCTCACCCGCCCCAACGCGCAGACCTTCATCCTGTCGGCCGGCGGCACCGCCGAGTCGACGTGGCTGGCCGACCTGGTGTCTCGAGGCCGAGCGGGCGAACCGGGCATGGCGTTCTTCGAGTTCGGCGTGCCCGACGACATGATCATCGAGGGCGACCTGACCGACGATGTCTACGCCGAGATCGCCCGCCACCACCCGGCCGTCGGCCACACCATCACCGTCGCCGCGCTCAAGAAGCTGCGGACGAAGCTGCCCGACGACGCCGAGTTCGCTCGAGCCGCCGGCAACCGGTGGACCGAGATCATCGGCGGCTCGATCAGCAAGGGACTCTGGGAGTCCGTGCGCCACGGCGACGCGATCCCCGCCGGCGTGCCCGTCGGCTACGGCGCAGCTCGAGCAGCCGACGGCAGCGAGGTCGTCATCGCCGCAGCTGCCGACCTCGGCGAGTTCGTCGTCGTCGAAATCCTCGACGTCCTGCGCCCGTTCAACGCCGCAGCTGCCGTCAACGACTGGACATCAGACGGCGAACTCGCCGTCGATCGAGTCGGCCCATCGTCGTCTCTCGCCGACGGCCTCGACACGCTCGGCCGCAAGCTCATGTCCCTGACCACCCGCGACGTGTCGGCCGGCGTCGCCAACATCCTCGACGGACTCAAGCCCCGCGCGATCCGCTTCCGCCAGCACCCGGCCCTCGACGACGCCGTGAAGGTCGCCGGCACCAGGCCGTCCGGCGACGGCGGCAAGCTCTGGGCACGCGTCGCCGCCGGCGCGTCCATCGCCGCACTCGAGGCAGCCACCCTCGCAGTGTGGGCCGTCGGCCACCGACCACCCCCCACCGCCGCGCCAACGATGCGCCTCCCCGGCGAATAGCAACACGACACGCCGCGAGCGTTGTGGCTCTTTAGGAACCAAATGGTTCATGCTGCGTGTGTGAGTGTTCCGAGTCAGTCGCAGCGACGCGCGATCGAGGTCACCGACGTGACGGCCTCGATCGCGTCGATCGCGGTCTACAACGCCGCGTCCATCCCGATCGGCTCGCCGTGGGCAGACAGCAACCTCCAGCGCGTCATGTTCGAGGACATGTTCGGCGCTGGCGTGCAGCAGCCCGTCACCCGCACGGTCGCCATGTCCGTCCCCCCGCACGCTCGAGGACGCAACCGCCTGGTCTCCACCATCCAGGACTTCCCCCTGGTCGAGCTCGACGAAGCCACCGAGTCCGGCGTGCAGCCGCTCTGGGCGCAGTCGACGTCCGGCACCACGTCGCCGCAGCACCGCATGTGCTGGACCGTTGACGACCTGATCCACTACGGCGCTTCCCTGTGGATCAGGTTCAACGACCCGATCAGCGGCTACCCGCTCGCGATGGACCGCGTCAACCGCGAGCGGTGGGCACTCGACGCGAAGGGCCTCATCCTGCTCGACGGCCACCCCGTCAACGCCAACGACGTCGTCTACATCCCCGGATTCCACGAGGGCGTGTTGCAGTTCGGTGCCGACGCGATCCGCGACATGAAGCAGCTCTACCGGATTGTGCGCCAGCGCATCAAGAACCCCGCCCCGAACGTCGTGCTCAAGCAGACCGGCGGCACCCCGCTCACCGAGACCGAGATCGACGCACTGATCCTGCGCAACGCCAAGGCCCGCGAGGGCGAGAACGGCGGCGTCGGCTACGCGTCCGAGCACATCGACTACCAGGAGAAGGGCGCGTCGGCGGACTCGCAGCTCATGGTCGAGGGCCGCAACGCCGGCGCAGTCGACATCGCCCGCAACATCGGCGTCTCGGCGTCCCTGGTCGACGCGACCGCCCCGAAGGCGTCGCTCAACTACGAGACGTCCGAGGGCAAGAACCTCGAGTTCGTGGACGAAGACCTCCGGCTCTACATGGGGCCGATCACCGCCCGCCTGTCGATGGACGACGTCACCCCGTCCGGCCGGCGCATCGCGTTCGACCTGACCGACTACACCGCCAAGGCCCCGTCACCGACCGGCCCGGCCACCGAGGACTGACATGACCATCGACCTGTGCCGCATCACTGCCGGCGACGAGACGACCGAGCTGACTGTCTACGCCGGCCGTCTCACGTCGTCGACCACGTCACGCACCCTGACCGGCCCCGTCGTTCGCTACGGCGTCCCCGGCCGCACCTCGCGCGGCCTGCTGACGATCGACGGCCCCGAGGTGCTGACGTGGCCCGAGGACATCCGCCAGGTCAAGCTCACCAAGGAGCACGACCGCGCGAGCTCGCGCGGCTTCATGTCAGACCTGGTGTTCATCCCCGAGGGCATCGACGCCGCCATGACAGTCGACGACGGCCCCGAGGGTGACGCCGCCCTGCGCGAGGCCGACCCGTCCAAGCCGATCCGTGACGGTTTCAGCTACGACATCGTCGACGCCGTCATCCGCGGCTCCAAGATCGTCGGCGGTCGCGTCGTCGCGATCGGCCAGGTCGGCATCCCCGCACACGACGGCTTCCGCATCAGCGTCGCCGCCTCCCAGACCCCCGCAGCACCCAACCCCACAGGAGACAAGATGACCCCCGAACAGGCTGCGCGGCTCGCTGCGCTCCGAGGCCAGCAGACCCGAACCGCCGCCGAGGAGGCCGAGCTCGCGCAGCTCGCAGCCCTCGAGACACCGGCAGCGCCCGCCGCGCCTGCCGCCCCGGCCGCACCCGTCGCGCAGCCCGCAGCACCCAACGCACCGCCGCAGGCGCAGATCGCGCCGGTCACCCCCGGCCCGGCGGCTGCCCCCGCCGGCGTGCCGGTGCAGGCGTCCGCGACCGAGGTCCGCGAGACCGGTCTCGCCGCGTTCGCCGCCCTCGTCGCCGCACGCCTCAATCCCGGCGGCATCGGCGACCAGGACGTCACCGCCGCGCTCGCCGACGTCACCCACGCCCAGCACACCGACACCGTGTCGCCCGAGTCGTGGTCCGGTGAGCTGTGGTCCGGCCTCGAGTACCAGCCGCAGTTCCTCGACCTGTTCGTGCAGGGCTCGCTCACGTCGTGGTCGGGCAAGGGCTGGCGGTGGGGCGTGAAGCCTCAGGTCGGCGCGTACGCCGGCAACAAGGCCGACATCCCGAGCAACGTCCCGACGACGGTCCCCTCGAGCTACGAGGCGTTCCGCATCGCCGGCGGATGGGACTTCGATCGCAAGTTCTTCGACTTCCCCGACGCCGCGTTCATCGCGTCGTTCCTCGCCGCGGTGCGCGAGCACTACGTGATGACGCTGGACTTCAAGGTCCGCGACTACATCCTCGCCGAGGCCGTCGCGTCCGGGTTCGCCTCGCAGACCAACCTGCTCAAGGCGATCCGCCTGGCAACCAAGAAGGTCAAGCGCAACACGAAGGGTGCGCCGGCGTCGTTCGTGCTGGTCAACGACGACGACATCGACTCGCTGTTCGACATCAACGAGAACGAGGTGTCGGCGTTCCTCGCCCTGCTCGGCGTCAAGCCCGACGACATCAAGTCGACCGAGGACATCCCCGCCGGCTTCGTCTACGCCGGCGTCAAGCAGGCCGCGACGGTCCGCCAGCTGCCCGGCGCTTCGCCCATCCGTGTCGAGGTGCAGAACGTGACCAAGGCCGGCATCGACGACGCGTTCTTCGGCTACGGCGCGATCGAGGAGCACCACACGTCGGGCATCGTCAAGCAGGCATTCGCGGCCGCCTGACATGCCCATCACCATCGCGACCCTGGTGGCCGGCCTCCCCGCGGGGCCGGCCACCGAGGCCGGTGTGCGCAAGCAGCTGCACATCGCGACCGACGACACCCTCGACGACGCCGCGCTCGAGGCGGCGATCAACGGCGTCAACGACACCGTCATCGACTTCCCGTTCGTGCACGACTTCGTCAAGAGCATCGACCCGGCCGCAAGCGACAACGTGTGGCGTCCCCGGATCGTCACCGGCGCGAACCTGCTGGCAGCGCGCGTGTTCGCCCGCCGCAACTCCCCGGAGGGCGTCGCCATGATGGGCACCGACGGTGCGGTCTACGTCCAGCGCAACGACCCCGACGTCGCCATGATGCTCCAGCTCGGCAGTCACGCTAAGCCGGCTATCGGATGACCAGCCTCGTCGCCGCCGTCGACTTCATGATCGCCGACCTCAAGGAACTCGAGTACGACGGGCAGCCGCTACGCGTCACGCCCCGTCTCGAGGACGTCCAGCCGCCGTGCGTGTGGGTCGCGCTCGAGTCGATCGACCACCTGTCGGCCGTCGGCGAGATGACGCTCCGACTGTTCCTGATCGCGCCTGCCATGGACGAGTACCGGGCACTCAAGGTGCTCGGCCCGCTGCTCGACCAGGTGCTCACCGTCGTCTCACCCACCGAGGCCACCACGGTCGTCGGCATCAGCCCCACCAACCAGCTGCGCGACCTCGCCGCGCTGCGCGTCACCACCACCGTCGTCACCTAGGAGACAGCATGGCAATCAAGAGCTACATCGTCGGCCCCGGCTCGCTCATCTTCGGCTCGCCCGGCGCGCCCGACGAGATGGCCGCGCAGATCACCAGCTGCACCGCGACCCCGTCCGTCGACATCGGCGACGTCATCCCCGTGCTGTCCGGTGAGGAGCTGCCCGGCGACCGCGAGGTCACCTGGGTGCTCGAGGGCAACTTCCTGCAGGACATCACCGAGACCGGGATCACGACCTACACGCTCGAGAACTCCGGCCAGCAGAAGCCCTTCGTCTACATCCCCAACAACATCGAGGGCCGCTCGCTGTCGGGCAACGTCGTCATCGACCCCACCGCGATCGGCGGCGACGTCAAGGCCCGCGCAACGGCCGACTTCGAGTTCAGCATCATCGGTGAGCCCGCGCTCGGCGACGTCGCACCGTAGCCATGGCGACAACGGCGATCACCCGTGTGGTCGGCGCGGACAAGCTCCGCGCCGGCCTCAAGGCCACGGGCGACGACCTCGAGGACGCCAAGGAAGTCCACCTCGCGATCGCCAAGGTCGTCGCCGACGCCGCAGACCTGCCAGTCGGCGAGACCGGCCGCACCGCCGCCAGCCTGCGCCCAGGAGCCACCAAACGGGCCTCCATCGTCCGCGCCGGCAAGGCGTCCCTCCCCGGCGTCCAGCCCGACCACTACGGCTGGCCCGCACGAAACATCCGAGAAAACCCCTGGCTGGTCCTAGCCGGCCAGGGCAGCGAGTCCACCTGGTACCCGCTGTACGAACGCTACGTCGAGCGGTCGCTCGACAAGATCAAAGGAGCCACAGGATGACGAACCCCAATGCACCGAAGCTGACCCGCATGACGATGGGCTACCAGCTCGAGGGCCAGGAGCCCGAGACCTGCGAGGTCCACAACCGCTCGCTGATCGCCTGGGACGAGACCCGCGGCGTCCGCAAGTGGCCGTCGTCGACCGACGCGCCCTTCCTGTGGATGACGTTCATCGTCTGGCACCACCTCAACCGCCGCGGCCTCTACGCCGGCGACTTCCTCAAGTTCAAGGAGGAGTGCGAGACCGTCGAGTCGCTCGATGACGACGCCCCGGTGGACCCTACCCAGCCGGCAGCCACGCCCGACTTGTCATCGCACTCGGAATAGCCGCCGGCCCCACCTCAGGCCGCGGCATCCCGTGGTCAGAGGAGAGCGACGAAGCGATCGCCACAGCCCTAGAAATCCTGCACGAACAAGCCGAAGGAGAGTGAGATGGGACGTCCCAAGGTCCTCGCGATCAATGTCGTCACAGACTCACGCCGCGGCGTCAAGGGACTGCAGGAGACCGAGAGCGCCGCGGCCCGCATGGGCCGCGGCGTCCAGAAGGCCGGCAAGCTCGCCGGCGGTGCCCTGCTCGTGCTGGGTGCCGCCGGCATCAAGGCCGCGAAGGGCGCAGCTGAGGACGAGGCCGCGCAGGTTCGCCTGGCCGGCCAGCTGCGCCGCAACGCCAGCGCGACCCGAGCGTCGATCGCCGCCACGGAGAAGTGGATCGACCGCCAGGCCCGCGCCAAGGGCATCGCCGACGACGAGCTGCGCCCCGCGCTCGGCAAGCTCGTCACCGCGACCGGGTCGGTCGAGCAGTCTCAGAAGGCCCTCAGACTGGCGATGGACATCAGTGCCGCGTCGGGCAAGCCGCTCGAGGCCGTCTCAGCTGCGCTCGCGAAGGGCTACGGCGGCAACACTGCTGCGCTCGGCAAGCTGGTGCCTGGCATCGACAAGGCGATCCTCAAGTCGGGCGACATGGCCAAGGTCACCGATGCGCTGTCCAAGAAGGTCGGCGGCACCGCGGTCGAGGCCGCGCAGACCAACGAGGGCAAGATGCGTCGCGCGGCCGTCGCCGCCGGCGAGTTCCAGGAGACGCTGGGCGGGCTGCTGCTGCCCGCCATGGAGAAGATCATCGCCGTGCTCGCCAGGGCGACCACGTACCTCGAGGCCAACCAGCAGACCGTCACCCGCGTCATCGTCGCCGTCGCCGCGCTCGCCGCCGGCATCCTGGTCATCAACGGCGTCATGAAGGTCTACCAGGCCACCATGCTCGTGATCACCGCCGCCACGAAGGCGTGGGCGATCGCCACCCGCATCCTCAACGCCGTCATGAAGGCCAACCCCATCGGTCTGCTGATCACCGCGATCGGCCTCGTCGTCGCCGGCTTCGTGCTGGCCTACAAGAAGTCCGACACCTTCCGCGGCATCGTGCAGACCGTCGGCAAGGCCGGCCAGACGGCCCTCAACTGGATCGTGGAGAAGGCCCAGGCCGTCGCCGACAAGATCGGCAAGCTCGGCCCCGCTGCCCAGAAGGGCAAGGACATCTTCGTCAAGGCGATCGACCTCTACACCAAGCCCTTCCAGGTGCTGTTCGACCTCGTCATGAAGGTCGTCGACGCGATCGGCAAGATCAAGGTCCCCAACATCGGCAAGGCGCTCAGCAAGCTCCCCGGTGTCGGTGGCCCCTCAGCTCCCCCCGTGGCCCCCGGTGGCTCCGTGGCGCGTGGGGGCAAGGGCGGCCCCGGCGGTGGCGGCGCGACCGTCCCCGCCGGCGGCGGTCGCTACGGCGGCGTCACCGTCGTCGTCAACTTCAACGGCCTGGTCACAGACAAGGAAGGCACCGCCCGCGCGATCCGCGACCTACTGCGCGGCTCGGACATCCGCAACAACCGCGTGGTGACGGTATGAGCACCCTCGAGCGGCCCGCCTACCGGGTGTCGATCGAGAACGTCGACCAGGGGTGGACCCACACCATCGAGCACCGCGAGGCACCGCCGGCGTGGGAGGACGTCACGGCACTGCTGATCGACGACTTCACGATGGGATGGGGCCTCGCCGGCCCCCCGCCGTCCCAGATGGCCAGCGACACCGTCTCCTTCAAGTTCTACGCCCGCTTCGCCGAGCACGTCCCCGTCCTCGAGGTCGGCGACCTGCTCGAGGTGAACCTCGACCGCCCCGGCCCCGACGGCACCCTGATCCCCTACATGCACTTCGTGGGCCGCACAACGGACCCTCAGGCCCTCGCAGTCCCCGGCCGGGGCATCACCCTCACCGTCGGCGCGGTCGGCATCCTGCTCGACCTCGTCGGCGAGCTCGACCGCACCGACGCGACCGCGGTCGGCGGGTTCGACGTCGAGTACGACCTCATGACCCGCGTGCTGCACTACCACGCCGGCCTCGCGATCGCCGAGCACTACCCGCGCCAGTTCACCCGCCTCACGGCCTACCAGGGCCGGTTCTCGCTCCAGGAGTACGTCACCCGCGCCCTCAACGGTGCCGTCGGCCCGAACGGCGCATACGCCGCAGTCCTGCGCTACGCCCGCAACTGGGTGGACACCACGGGGAATTGGGCGACGTTCCCGACCGACTACGGCACCCTCGTCCACTACTACATGCAGAAGTGGCTCCTCAAGATGCCGCCCCCGCTCAACTTCGTCTCATACGGGCGCCGCGTGGCGCTCGGCCCGAACGCAGAGACCGTCGACCAGATCACCACCCTGTCCTCGTCCTACATCGACGCACCGACCGACTGGACTAAGAGCCGCGACGACCTGGTCAACATCGTCAACATCACCTACACGGCCGCGCTGTCGGGCGATCCCATCACCGGCCCCGAGGAGATCGGCGACAAGGTTGCCAGCGTCCAGGACAACGCCAGTCGCAACCGCTACGGCCCAGCTCAGATCGACGTCGCCACTCTCGTCATTGCCGCCGACGTCAACGACGTCGCCCAGGCCTACCTCAACGGCTCGCCCGGCTCGCTCGCCTGGTCCGTCCCGCAGCTGGTCGTCCACACCAAGCTCATGGACGACGACGAGCTAGACCAGCTGGCCCCGACGTTCTTCCCCCACCCCTTGCCGCGCGAGGACACAGCCGGACGGTTCTTCATCGTGACCGAGATCGACGAGCTCACCGCGATCGCTGGCACCGCCGCAGCCATGCAGCTTGTCGGCGCGACGTTCTCCATCAGCCGCGGCGACCTGACGATCACCTGCAACATGCGCCCGATGCCGACCCCGTCGTTCGCGACGTCCATCACGTACGACGACATCGCGGGCACCAACATCGCCCCGACGTTTTGGCAGTACCCGACCGTCTGGGGCGACCTCGAGCCGCTCTCGCTGACGTACGACGACGTGCCCACTGACGCCGTGTGGACGTCGCCCAGCCCCACGGTCAACTGGCTCGCCCTCGACCAGTTCTACATCGACCCAGCGCTGGACTGGGACGAGCTCACGTACACCGATTAGGAGTCACCATGCCCACCACAGAAGGCGGTCTGCCGTACCCGGCGTCGACCGATCCAATCCGTCTCGGCGCTCAGCGCATCCGTGAGCTCGCGGTCGCGGTCGACAGCAAGCTCGTCGAGACGAACGCCCAGCTGGCGTCGTCGCTGGCGCAGATCGCCGACGACATCGAGTCGATCCCCAAGGGCGAGAAGGGCGATCCCGGCGGCGCTTCGCCGACCGACGTCGCGATCGCGCTCGAGGACTCCGACGGGCCCGCCGGGGTGATCCTCGACGAAAGGATTCTTGAGCTCTCGGTCTCGATTCCGCCCACCCGTGTGGCGGTCGCCCCGCTGTCTGCGCCGAACACCGTTACGACGCTCGGCGGTGCGCTCGACAACACCTTCCGCACGATCATGAAGCTTCCGTTTGACACCGCACGGTGGCGGCTCAAGTTCCGCAACCGCAACCTTCTGGACAACACAGTCCCAGTCGGCGCGGCAACGATCACCAGCGTCTATCAGGGCACGCCGTCGCGACCCACCACCACCACCAGCGGGCAGCGGTGGGTTGGCACCTGCACAGCAGCCCTGACGCTTCTGCAGGATGCCGACGTCGCCGTCCCCAACACAGGCGCATGGGCGTACTCGGAATGGTTCGACGACGGCCCCGAGCAGTTCGCAGCCAACTCCGAGAAGGTGATCTCGATTGGAGTCACCGCAGCCAGCGGACAGGTGCTCGCCAAGGGCAACGGCTACCAGTGGGCTCGTGGCTCTCTCGCCGCCAACGCCGGTTCGGCAGCCCTCACCACCGGCACCGCCGGTGTCGGCCTGGACTATCTCGACGTGTGCGTCGAGTACGAGTTCGCGGCGGCCGTCAAGGTGCTGCTCGCGGTGGGGGACTCCAATACCCTCAGCTACGTCCCCGACGCCCCGCCTCTGATCCCCACCGCAGCTGCGGGTCTCCTGCCGTTCGAGTCATGGCCCGCGATCGCCGGCGCAATGGGTGGCTTCGCCGTGATCAACCTCGGTGTCGGCTCGGCGCAGACGCCGAACTTCGACCCGACCAGCGTGTCTTACATTCCTGCGCTGTGGGATCGGCTGCCGGCCGGCGTCGAGATCGACGCTGTGATCAACAGTCTCGGCACGAACGACCTCGGCTCGTCCCTGACGACGTTCATCGGCCAGATGCGGGCGATCAACGCCTACGAGCGCGACACTCTCGGCATCCCCGCAGCATGGTGGACCACCATCACCCAGCGGTGCTTCCCCGACCTCTCCTACGGTCCCGGCGTGGACGCCGGCGCAATCAAGGCGGGGTACCTCCAGGCCAACATCGCGGCCGGAGCTACGTCGTTCTCATCGTCCACAGCGCCCCCGACCGGGTCTCTGCTGCTCGGCACCGGAGCAAACGCCGAAGACGTCACGGTGTCCTCAGTCACAGGCGCTGGCCCGTACACGGTGAATGTCAGCGCGACCGTAAACGCCCACTACGCCGGCGAGCGGTGGGGCGTGGCAGCTGAACGGCTCCGCACCTACAAGAACAACTTCCTGCGTCAGATCCCCGACGGGATTCTCGGGTGCTTCGACTTCGAGAGAGGCGTCGAGTCGACTCCTGGCTCGGCGCAGATCGATCCACGCTATGCCGCCTCGGACTGGCTCCACTTCCAGCGCGGCGTGTCAGCAACCAAGGCTGGCCTCGTCGTAGGCACTGGCATCGCTCCGCTGTTCGGCTGACCAACTCAACGAAAGGCATCACCATGGCAAGAACGATCTACGCCCCCGGCCTCAACGCCGGCGGCACCCGACCCCGCGCACTCGCCTGGGTCGGCCGCAGATTCTCCCCCGGCTGGTGCCTCTACTGGTGCCTCACCCAGGTGTTCAAGGTCCCCGGCCTCGGCGACTACGACCACGACGGATCAGCCGACGCAGAGGACTACTGGAAAGCCGCCGTCGCACGCGGCAAGGCCGTCAAGTCGACCAACTGGCGCAAGTTCCCGCCCGGCGTCCTGCTCATGTGGACCGGCGGCAGGAACGACCACGGCCACGCCGCCTACTGCCTCGGCAACGGCGAGATGGTCTCGACCGACCTGCCCACCTACGGCACGGTCGGACGATGCTCGATCGACCTGCCACGTCGCCAGTGGGGTCTCACGCTCGTCGGCTACGTCCTGGTCGACGGCAACGGCTTCACCCTCACCCGCGAGACCGACGACGTCGACCAGGAGCAGGACGACAAGACCGTCAAGCTCCCCAAGCCCGTCAAGTACACCGTGACGAAGCCAGGAGGCCTCAAGGGCCGGGCCGGGCCGTCGGACAAGGGCAAGGTCGTCTGGACCGTCAAGGAGGGCCACACCGTCGTGGCCGTGGCGATCGTGACCGGCTCGAGCCGCAAGTGGGCCGTCAACAAGAACGGAACCCACTACCCGCTCGAGCACCTGGTCGAGAAGCCGTGAGGTCGGTCCTGGCGGCGCTGGTCCACGGCGTCGACCCGATCTACCGCGACGTCGTCACGACGGGCGGGCTGATCGTCGTCGCCCTGATCGGCCTCGTCGGGACGCTCGCCGGCCTCGGCTATGTACGCCTCGGCCGCAAGCTCGACACCGCGGTCGTGCAGACGCAGCCCACCGGCAACGGCTTCGCTCAGGAGATGCGCGAGTCCCTGCGCCAGGTGCATCGCCGGCTCGACGCCCAGAACGAGCACACCGCGAAGCGCGACGACCACATCGACGCCGTGTTCATCAAGTTCGACGACCGACTCACCCACATCGAGGAGAACCTGCCATGACCATCCCCCCGCTCCGCACCTTCCGCAAGGCGATCGCCGGCGGGCTCGCCACCGCTGCCGCGGCGATCGGCACCAGCTGCACCGACGGCAACCTGACCGGCCCCGAGCTTGTCGCCGGCGTCGGTCTCGGCTTGGTCGCCGGCGCGACCGTCTACCTCACCCCACGAAACGCCAGCAGCTAGGCCCGACGGAACAGCGGGTAAGCCTCGGCCCGCCCCTTGGTGTCCATGCCGACAGTCCAGTGCGCCAGCGTCCAGCCGGCCCCTTCGATCCCGTCGATCATCAGACCCCAATCGGCGATGTCACCAGACAGGCCGTGCTGCGAGGCGGGTGTGTTCAGCTTCGGCGTGAACACGCCTCGCCCCGCCGCCGCAGCCTTCTCGGCCTCCTGCACGATCGAGCCGACTTTTGCGTCCTTGAAGATTCCCATGACGTCGGAACCTACCGGGTCGGTCGGTTCCTAGGCGGCAGCCGCTTCTACTGTCGCCCGTAGCTTGCTCTGCTTCGGCTTGAGGTAGCTGCGCGTCGTCGCTGGGGAGGCGTGCCCCAGCAAGTCCTGCACGACCGCCAGATCGCCGCAGACGTCGTGCCACTCCGACGCTGCCGTGTGCCGCAGTTTGTGCATCGTCCAGACCCCGGGCAGGACCGCGGCGACGAGCTTGCCGACGTACGCCGGCGTCAAGTGGCCTGACTGGTGACGGCTCGGAAAGAAGTACCCCGGCCCCAGCTCGAGCAGCTCGGCCGCGAAGTCGGCCGGCAACGGCACCTCGCGAACCTTCCCGCCCTTGCCGACCACGCGCATGCTCCACCCCACCAGGTCCTCGACGATCCACCTCGAGTGCGACGTCGCGACCTCAGTCCGCCGCATCCCCAGTTCCTTCGCCATGCGCGCCATGAGCCGCACCCGCGGCGTCGCCTCGAGCACGGCTGCGCTGTAGACCCGCACCGGGACGGGCTGAGGGTTCGGTGCCGACGCGGACACGCGAGGCAGCTGCGCCGCGGGATTCTCGTCGACGTGCCTGGCGAGTACACCCCACCCGTAGAAGCTCACGAACGACGCGCGCCGGCCCCGCCGTGTCTCCTGCGCCCAGTCGTGCGCCCCGCAGAACGCCTCAAGCTCGACCAGAGTCATTTCCCAGGGCTCGAGGCTCACGCCGGCCGCAAGGTGGGTCAGATGGTTTCGCCGCGTCGTCCGGGTCGCCTGGGTATGACCGGCGGCTCGAGCGTGCTGCAAGTAGGAGTCGATGGCGTGTGTCCAGTCCGTAGTGATCAT